AGCGGAAGCTGAGCGCGCGCTTTTAGAGATCGTCGAGGCTTATTCAGAAGACAACGACGCAGAATAGGATAAATATATGAAAGAGAATACGGAATTAACCGCAGATAGCGTTCCAACTCCTACGGGATACCACTTATTAGTAGCTCTCCCTGATGTTAAGGATACTTATGAAAGTGGGATAGTAAAGTCAGATATTGTAATGAAGAACGAAGAGATCTCTACTATGGTCGTACGGGTAGTAGATATGGGGCCAGACGCATACCAAGATGAAACTAAGTTTCCTTCTGGTCCGTATTGTGAGGTGGGAGACCATATTCTTATACGAGCTTATTCAGGTACTAGGTTTAAAATATTCGGCAGAGAGCTGTTTAGATTAATTAATGACGACTCTGTAGAAGCAGTAGTTGTAGACCCAACGGGATATTCCCGCATTTAGGAGATATATTATGGCACAAGCCAACGAAGACATATTTGCCGACACTGAGTATATTGTCGGCGACGAGATAGAGACCCCACCCACGGCTGAGGTGGAAGAAGTTGAAGATGAGCTAGTAGTAGAAGTTTCTGATGATACCCCAGAGACAGACCGGGATCATGACCCATTACCCAAGAAGATATCGGACGAGCTGGAAGATTTAGATAGCTCAACTGAAGCAGAGAATTATTCTACTAAAGTTCAGCAACGGATATCGCAGATGAAAAAGGCGTGGCACGATGAGCGCCGGGCTAAAGAGTCGGCGTCTCGCGAGCGAGATGAGGCGGCGACGTTAACTCAGCAGTTAATGGCCGAACGTGATGCATTACGTCAGAAACTTAGTACTGGAGAGGCGTGGGCGTTAGTAGAGACTAAAAAGCGAGCTGACCTAGCGGTAGAGTCCGCTAAGCGGCAATATCGTGATGCGTATGAGGACGGAGACTCAGAAAAGATAACTGAGGCGCAGTATAAGTTAAGCGAAGCTACTATAGACCACAACCGCGTACAACAGATTACACCCCAATTTGCTTTACAGGCGCCTAGAAACCCTGTATATAATGAACCACAGAACCAACCGCCGCCCACAGCGCCTCCCGCTCCTGATACTCGAGCTCAAGAATGGGGGAAAACTAATGAGTGGTTTGGCGCTGACGATGAGATGACCAGTTTTGCGCTGGGGTTACATCAAAAGTTAGTCAAGGAAGGAGTACCTCCTTCTACTGACCATTATTACGAGCGCATCGACGCTCGCATGAAAGAAGTGTTCCCTGATAAACTCGGAGGAGCTCCAAAAGGAAAGCAACAACCCTCTACCGTTGTTGCGCCAGTAGGCCGGACGCCTAAAGGTAGGAAGGTAGTGCTAAATAAGTCTCAGGCTGCTATAGCTAAACGGCTTGGTGTGTCTAACGAGGCTTACTATCGTGAGCTGGAAAAAATTAGTAAAGGAGCATAATATGTCGAGTCCTAATAAAAGTCGAAGCCCACGAGAAACAGATACTCGGGAGAATGAAACCCGCACAAAACAATGGCAGCCAGCTAGTCTACTGCCCGATCCTATACCACAAGAGGGTTATACCTTTAGATGGGTACGACGCTCCATGCTTGGAGTTGAAGATCCTACTAACTTCTCTCGTAAAACCAGAGAAGGCTGGGAACCGTGCGCCATTAAGGCTCATCCTGAGATGCGAACTGTGCTTGATAAAAGCGCTATAGCTTCTGGGCTCGTTGAAACTGGTGGGGTTATCTTATGTAAGATGCCTGACGATTTAGTTAAACAGCGAGAAGATTATTATCACGGCAACAGTAAAGCTCAGATGGAATCTGTAGATAACAGTTTTATGCGGGAGAATGATCCGCGCATGCCGTTATTTAAAGATCGTGATTCTAAGGTAACTTTCGGTAGAGGGTCATAACAATTTAATTTTCCTTAAGGAGATTTTTTCATGGCTTACCCTACTATTTCTGGCCCTTATGGGCTGAAACCAACAGGTAAAATAGGCGGACGTGCTGACAACGGGGCAAATCGTAATATTTCGATTGCTAGTGGTTATGCTACGAACATCTTTTTTGGCGACCCTGTTGGTTTAACTGCCGCTGGCACTATCGAGTTTGAAACGCCCGATGCTGCTATGGCTCCTGTAGGTGTGTTTCTTGGCTGCTTCTATACAGATGCGACTAATGGACCTACCTACTCCCAGTATTGGCCTGCGTCAACTGTGGCTTCAGACGCTGTTGCGTATGTATGCGACGACCCAGACCAGTTGTTTAAAGTAGCTGTTGTATCTTCTGGTACAACTATTGGTGACTTCGCGCTTACTGACGTAGGTTTGAACGCTGCTATGGTCGACAATACAGGTTCTACTGTTACTGGTAACTCTAAGGCAGCTATCTCTGATACCGCTGCTACTACCAACACATTACCATTACGTATTGTTGATCTCGTCGAAGAAACTAAAAATAGCTCTGGTGGTTTTACCGAAGCTATTGTTAAGTGGAACGTCGGGCATTCGTACGATAATACTACTGGCGTATAGGAGACTAAATAATGGCTATTTCACGCGCACAGATGCTGAAAGAGCTCCTACCGGGTCTCAATGCGTTATTCGGTATGGAGTACAAACGTTACGGGGAAGAACACAAAGAGATTTTCGAGTCTGAAAGCTCTGACCGTTCTTTTGAAGAAGAAGTAAAACTATCTGGATTCTCAGCTGCACCTGTTAAAGGTGAAGGCGAGGCTATCAATTATGATACGGCTCAGGAAGCATTTACTTCTCGCTATAGTCACGAGACTATCGCTTTAGGTTTCTCAATTACTGAGGAAGCTGTAGAGGATAACTTGTACGATAGCTTGTCTTCCCGTTATACAAAGGCACTAGCGAGAGCTATGTCTTACACTAAACAGGTAAAAGCAGCGAACGTATTAAATAATGCGTTTAGTTCTTCCTATACTGGAGGCGATGGTGTTTCTTTAATCAACACCGCTCACCCTCTAGTATCTGGCGGCACTAACTCTAACCGTCCAACTACAGCGGCTGATCTTAACGAAACTTCTTTAGAGAATGCCGTTATTAACATCGCAGGCTGGACTGACGAGCGTGATCTATTGATTGCGGCTAAGCCTAAGAAGTTAATTATCCCACCTGCGTTACAGTTCGTCGCTACTCGTCTTTTGGAAACAGAAGGTCGTTTAGCTACAGCTGATAACGATATCAGTGCTGTTGTTGCTAACGGCGTTGTACCTCAGGGGTATTCTATCAACCACTTCTTAACTGATACAGACGCATGGTTCTTAACAACTGACTGCCCTAACGGCATGAAGATGTTTACCCGTGTACCTCTATCTACTAAGATGGAAGGTGATTTTGATACTGGAAATGTTCGTTATAAAGCTAGAGAGAGATATTCTTTCGGCTGGAGCGATCCTCTAGGTGTCTACGGTAGCCCGGGCGCGTAAGCGTTTGACTACAAGAAAGAGGGCTCTTCGGGGCCCTTTTTTTATGCTTGACACTTATTTTGTATGGGCGTATAAACAAATTAGCTACAAATAAAGCTACACGTATATATCTGGAACAATCCAGAGTTGACTCAAAGCCTAAAGAGGAACTAAATCATGGCAGCCACACATTTTTCTGGCCCAGTAAATTCTACTAATGGATTTGCTCCGGGCACCGGTTCGATCGAAACTATCACAGCATCTCAAACATTGACCTCAGCGGACAACGGTAAAACGTATGTCCTGTCTCACGCGTCTGTTGTTATTGCTGTTACCCTCCCTTCTCCATCAGCAGGGTTATCATTCAAATTTATTAGTGGGCTAGCTACATCAGCTGCGCACACTATTGCAGCTACTAGTACGCTTCTGTACGGTGGTATTAACGAGCTTGAGGTTGACACTTCAGATGACGGTCCATCTGCATCTGGGGATACAACTCTAACGCTTGTCGCATCTCTGGAAACTGTAGGTGACTTCGTAGAAATGCAATGCGACGGTACTAATTGGTTTATCAATGGACAAACTAAACTAGACGGCGCTATTACGTTCTCGTAAATTAAACTAGGAGAACATTATGCACAGTGATTCTAAATCCACTACTGTTACATCTAGCGGGGCTGTATTTGGAGGCCCTTCTAGGGTAGTCGGTATTTACTACGTAGCATCTGGCACTGCGGGGTCTGTCATCATAAAAGATGGCGGTTCTAGTGGGACTCAAATGCTAAAGATAGCTACTCCGGCGGCGGCCACAGCCACTCAGTAT